TAACAAATACTGATAGCTATTCTAAAGTTCCTAGAATAAATTTTAGACCAAGTGACGTTAGTAGCATTAATACATTATTAAGTAGAATGCGTCAAATTGATCCTGTAGAAACGGAAAATTTTAAGAAAACAATAAATTCTTTATTTGCGCAAACAACAAATCATGACGATAAAAACAAACAAATAGAAGACAATGCTCAAATTCAAGTAGGAAATACAGATAGAGTATCTGAAGCTCAAGCCGCAGCAGCATTGGGAGCGTCAATACAAGAAAAGATAGATAGTCTTTCAGACCTTCCATCAAATATACTTAATATCGGAAGCTCATTGTACGCCAATGTGACAGATATAGGTGTTGTTCCTAAAGAAGAATATGAAAAAAATCAAGATGATAATAGTATTAAAATGTATAAAAGTCAGATTTGGCAAGAGATTTCAAAAATAGAAAAGAAACTTTCAAGTGAATTTGGATTTTCTTTAATTTTATTAAGCTATTTACCAAAAGGAATGAACGTATACCCTATACGGTTTATTGCTGATGCGTTAGGATTAATAGATGAAGAAGGAGATGCGGTCACACAAGAAGGTTTAACCCCACTAGATGAGCAAACGATACTTGACCTGTTACCTAATAAGACGTTACAAGATTTAGAAAATGATTTATCACAACTGAGTGAAGATACGAATCCTTCGGTGGCCATAAAGGCAGAGCCTATTCCGTATACAATATCTTTTATCCCATTTAGAACAACAGAAAGTTTTGAATTAAATGATTCAAAAACACTCGCTTTATCTAATGATCCAAATTATTTTACAGGAACCTTGAACGCAGGCAATTATGAATTTAAACTTTTCGGTAAGTTAAATAATAATTATTTACACGGAGTGACCTCAACTTCAGCAATGGAACTTGTGAGATATTCTAATTTAATAACAAATGATTTTACATATCGCTATGAGTTTGAGCTAGGAGTAACTTATGATTCTACACAAGCAGGAACAAATGATATTGTACCTGAGATAAATAAAATAAATGTGTATATGGGAGTTTTCTTTGAAGGTAGAGAAAATGCATTTCGTTACGCTAAACAATTAAATGGAGATGCTAGTGAAGTTTTTAAATTTGGAAGGAGAAAAAAGAAAAAATTTATTGGAGAAATTGTAATAGGTCAAGAAGAGTCCTATGTTTTAAAACCGTATATTCTTATAGGTTATGATAATGGTGACTTAGATATGCAAAAACTGACCTTTACCATTACAAGTAGTCAAATATTCTTTTATAGAATAAAATAAAAAAATATACCTTGATAAATAATTTAAAGGTTTAATTTAAATGTCAAGATTTTCAGATATAGATTTAAAATTTATACCCCATCCCATATCTAAAAAAGTAAAAAATTTAGATGCTAGAACAACTATATTCCGTGCATTAAATCACATCTTATTCACAAGACCTGGAGAAAGATTATATAACGCTGAGTTTGGAGTAGGTATTCAAGATTATATCTTTGAATTAAACAGTTTTATACAACAAGATATTTTAAAAACAAGTATACAAAATCAAATTGAAAACTTTGAAAAAAGAATAGTACTTGAAGATACTCAAATAGAACAAGATGTAAATAGTATTACAATATACATAAAATACCGATTAAGATCAAATCCTCAAGAACTGATAACGTTTGAGAAAACATTAAAAAGAATACGCTAACGATGTCAAAAATTCCATCAGAAAATATCAGCGAATTAGATTTTTTAACAATTAGAAAAAATTTAATAGACTATGTTAAGAACAGTTCAGAATTTAAAGATTATGATTTTGAAGCATCTGGCTTGAACTTTGTTGTTGATTTATTATCATATAATACACAATATCAATCTTATTATTTAAATCAAGTAGCAAGTGAATTATTTTTAGATACAGCACAAAAAAGAAAAAATGCTGCATCAATAGCAAAGCAAATAGGATATTTATCAAATGCAAAAACTGCATCTAAAGCTGAAATAAATTTTAGACTTACTGGAAATTTATCTGCTAATTATACAAAAAATATATTAGCAGGAACTAAGTTCTTAGGTAAAACAGCCAATGGAAATTTGTATCCATTTATTAGTGAAACTTCTATTGTTTTAGCAAATAGTAATCAATTCACATCAAATATAACACTCACTCAAGGCACTTTAATATCAGAAGAAATAGTTGTAAATAATTTATTATTAGAAAATAAATTTGAAATTTCTAGTAAAGATATAGATTTAACATACCTTACAGTACATGTTAGAGAAAATGAACTTGAACGATTGCGCACAAAATACAACAGAGTATTTGATATTACATTACTTACAGAAGATTCCGAAATATTTTACATAGAACAAAATTATAATGGAAAATATCAAATAATTTTTGGAGATGGAATTTTAGGAAAAATTATTAAAAATAATAATGTAATTGAATTAAATTATTTGGTTACTTCAGGTGAAGATGCTAATGAGTGTGTAACTTTTGATATTGAAAATAAAAACGACTTTGTTAACACGTTTTTAATAGAAACTATTCAATTTTCTTCACAAGGAGAAGATGAAGAAAATGCCGATGATATAAGAAATAATGCAAGAAAATTATATTTCAGTCAAAATCGCACAGTCACTGAAAAAGATTATCAAATTATTTTGATGAAATATTTTCCTTTCATAGAATCAATTTCTGTTTGGGGTGGAGAAAAGAATACTCCTCCGTTGTATGGTAGTGTATTTTGTGCGATTAAACCAAAAAATAGAGCATTGTTATCTAATTATGAAATAGATTACATAAAGTCAAGACTTGACCAATTAAATGTAATTACCATACTACCAAGAATTGTTAATCCCGAATATACTTATATTAAAATTAATGCTAATGTAGTTTATGATTCCTTAGACATTAATATGAATCAAATAGAAATTGTAGATAATGTGAAGAATGTTATATTTGATTATTCTAAAAATAATTTATTAAAATTTTATAGTAATTTTCAATTAGCAAATATTACTAAACTTGTAGATGATATAAGTCAATATTTCATGGGTTCATATTTAACTATAAATTTATACAAAAAAAGAAATATTGAAGTTGGGATTGGAGTTTATTATAATATAAATTTTAATAACAAGATTAAAAAAGGTTCTTTAACTGCAAGTAGATTTGATTATATTGATAATAATAATAATTTAATATCAAATTGTTATCTAAAAGAAAATTCAACATATACAGGCGTTGATATAGTTTTCACAATAAACGTATCCGGTTCAGACGTAGAATTTACACTAAAAGAAAATATAGGTAAAATAGATTATGATTCTGGCATTTTTATATTAGAAGGATTTTCACCAACATATATAAGAGAAGATTCATCAGAAATGACATTTGAAATTCAATGTGATGAATTTATTATTATACCATCTAAAGAACAAATTCTAACAATTTCTATTGATGACATTTATATAACACCTTCTGCATTTATAGATAGGTCATCAACTTCTTCTAATTTAGCAAAAGCGGAGTTATTTGATACATGACAACTCCTAAAGAATTGGTTGAAAGTCATATTCCAAATTATTTTTTAGAGCAATATCCTCACTTTGTGAAGTTTATTGAGGAATATTATAATTTTTTAGAATCATCAGTAATACTTCTTACAGATAATAAAAAATTATCCGTGGGTGACATCATATATGGTTCTCTGTCTAAAGCAAAAGCCATTGTAAAAATAGTTACTAAAGATAGAGTATATTTTGATTATGAAACAGAAACGAATAATTTTTATAGAAATGAATTATTAGTAAATGGTATTAGCGGTGAAATATATTTTATTAAAAAATTATATAAGAATATACATCAATATGCTCAGGATATAGAGGAAAATACTAATTACGAAACCGCACTCACAGTCTTTCAGAAATACTTTAAAAAGAATGTTTCTCTTGATCATAGTATTTTTCGTAGGTTAGACCCAAATATTCTTACCAAAAAAATATTAGATTATTATAAAAACAAAGATACTGAAAATTCTTACTATTGGTTTTTTAGAATATTCTTTGATGATATTATAGAATTATATTATCCGAAAGTAGATATACTGAGACTTTCTGATAGTGGTTATTACGAACAAAATTTAATACAAATTGAATATAATTCTAGCATAAGTAAATTTAATCAAACTCGCATTTATGCACCTAAATCAAAAGCATCTGCTATATGTCGTGACATCATAACTAAAAATCAAAACAACACCACAAAGGCCTTTCTTGATTTAGTTTACATTAATGGAACTTTTAAAGAAAATGAAATTATAGTAGGATATGATATTACCACAGGATTAGAAGCAGTAAAAGGTGTAATAAAAAATTCAATTACTGGCTTAAAAATAACAGATGGTGGTATTGGTCATAAAGTCGGTGATATGTTTAATTATGGTGATGGTAGAGCAGAAATTACAAAACTTAAAAAACATTCTATTACTAATATAAAAATAAATGACCCTGGTTTATGCTATCGTGTGGGTGACCCGATTGTTTTTGACAATGCATTTACAAATGTAGAATATACAGCAAGTGCGTATGTTTCAGAAATTGAAGTAAATCCAACTCTTACTACTTATTTCAATTCTTTTTACAATATATTAAAAAATAGACCAGTATCTTTTTATGAGGATGAAACATTACTAGATGAAGTTTATGAAAATTCCATATTGTTTAGAGATGCTACTCCATTAAAAGAATTACCCAGTGATGTTGTTACTGATTTTCAAATGGGTGGTATAAAAGAAATTACATTTGATGATTCCGGATTAGGATATGAATTTGCTCCACCTGTTGTTGCAAAAAATCCTTTACCACAAGCAGAGTTATTGAACTATTTTGATGTTATATTTGATAATAACGAAGCAAATACTGCATATATTCAGAATGATACTTTAGTTTATATGAAAGGTGGCACAAGTACACCTGGAGATTTTAATGAAGCTATTTGTATTGGAGATGTAACTCTAGATGCTGATGAAGAACAAATATATTTGAGTGACTTGGATATACTCAGTGAAGACGTAGAAGTTAAAAGATTTATAACACTAAGGTCAGTAAAAGATTTAGAAACGGATACTTTTGTTGAAATTGAATTAGGACAAAATGAAAGATTTGATAACAATCAAATAAAATTAGATACAATTCTAAATGATTTCAGTGAGATAGGGTTGCCCTTTGGCACAACTTTAAATTTAGAAATAAAAGATTTAATAAAGATTAATCCTCTTGCAAATAGTGCTAAGTTGGAAAGTGTTTTAGGTGATGGTGTAGCTCAGATTAAAACACTTCAAATGGGTTTAATGACTAAATCAGATGATGTATTTGAATTTATTCACAATCCAGAAGAAAGAGTGTTTAATCAAGATGATATCGCACACGGTTTGAAATCAGAATATGAATATGAAGAAGGGTTGTTCATTGATTCTTTTGATTCTTTCTTAGACAACAGAAGTAAATTATCATCAAACAAATATATTCATGATGGTTATTATTATCAAAATTATTCATATGAAATACGTACTAAAATACCAGCAAGTTTAATAGAACCTTTACTTTTAGATGAATTACATCCTGCAGGATTTTTACATTTTATAAGAAATAAATTTGAACTTGAACTTGACTTTAGAATAAAAACACATGAATTGCATGAAATAGAAATAGACAGCCGTGGCTACATAATTGCTGAAATATTTGAGCATATAGAAGTAGAAAGATTAAATTTTGCAGATGCAACTATTGGTGATGTTATTAATCAAATAGAATTAGAAAATGAATTTATTCACAATGAGGAGATTGCAACATCTGAATATCCAGAAATAGAAGTAAATGCAATAGCACCGATTTTTGAAGGATTTCGTTTTTTCATAGAAGATATTATATCAAAACCTAGTGAAAATTCATTTAGAGATTTTGATGATTATGGAAAAACAAATGAGAAAAATTCAATTATCACTGATACAAGACTATATGATGGTATTGTAGCCGTACAATCTTTTGTGAAAATTATAAATGTTGAAGATGAAGCAAACTGGATTGCTGATGTAATTGGATATAGAAAAAATGCAATTGGTTCTTTAGATGCAGATAGAACAATTTATAATTTTAGAGTAAGAGTAGAACGTGTATTTGAACATGTGCCAGATATTGCAAAGGGTGGATATATTGTAGTAAGAGATCCATTTACCGATTTATATGAACCAAGATTTAGTTCTGATTTACAACAATTTAGCAACGCAGAAATAGAATTTTCTGATACAGAAAGAAATGAATATCTACCATTAGTTTCAGGAAATACATTATCCGGCAAAGGTTCTTATTTACCAAATGCAGAAATACTTACAAGAGATTATGGTTGGGTAACTTTTGAAAATCTAGAACCCTATATGCATGTTGCTAATGTGAAAGAAGATGGTGTTATAGTTTGGCAATTGCCAGATAGTATAGCAACAAGAGAATATAATGGAATAATGCATCAGTATACAGATCATTCAAGTGTGTCTATAACAGTTTCTCCAGACCAAGAATTAGCTTTAGTTACATCAAATAAAATAATTAAAGGACGAAAACTATCATCAAAAACAAAACCACCAACAGAACTAGACTTTTTAGCAGTACCTGATGAAACATTAGCCGGTACGGGTAAAAGAGCAATAATGGAATTGAGAGATATTGATAAAGAAATAGATAAGATTGAAGTTCCATACACAGGATTATTATACTGTCTGACATTGAAGAATAATCAAGATACAATTAAAGTTCCTTTTGAAGTAGATGAAGGTATATTAGAAGTAATTAGTTGGCAATCATTTATTGAAAATAATTATACTTTACCAAAAGTAACGAAGATAGAAAAAACATTCATTAATGTAGATTATGAAAATGTAGCCATAGACCTTGAAAGTTATAGTATAATGCAACCAAGGTCAAATACAATAATATTTGACTATAATACAGTAGATTCAACCCCTTATCCGATAGTAAATCCTTCGGAAATTTTTTTTTTAACTTCAGCGGAAACACAGCCAACAACACAACCCTCACCCCAAGGGCCGTTGACAGTGGAACCCCTACGGACGACTTTCCAGAATAGTGATGTAATTACAGATGAAGTAGATGTAGTATTAACATTAGCTTATCAGCAAGAATTCAAAACTGTATTAGATACATTTGAACATAAATTAACTGAACGACCGACAACATTTACTTCATTTTCTATTAATATAAAAGACTTTTTATTCTTTGAAAGTACAAGCACATTATCCAATGACTCTTTTACTGATACTGCAATACGCTCAGTAACAGATGTTCCCCTCCATGTTGTTATTAATATTGATGAACAAATATTACCACTTTCTATTCAATCATCTGATGAAGAAAATAATAGTGCGGTATTTTTAAATATTGAGTCTACTGCTGCAAAGTTTGATATTCAGCCGGCTATGGATAAACCCAAAAATAGAATATCAACACTGTCTTTTGAAAACAGAATACCTGCAATACGTGGAAAAATACCTAAGATTTTCCGAGAAGCGATTCTAATAAATTCAGATGATGATAAGAAAATAACACAAATATCTATTGCAGATATTGAAACAGTTCTTTGTCCTGACCATCAATTTGAACCAAAAGCAAAAGTTGTAATTTTAAATTTCTTTGAGGAGTTTGAAAAGAATAGAGTAAGTTCTCTAATATTATTAGGAAGTATAAATGCGCATCCAGGAACAGAATCTGGATTACCAAGTGTTGAAGTAGAAGATGATAAAATTTTAAATTATCACCACATAGATTCATTACAATTAAAAGAACCTGATTTAAGATATGTAATTACAAGATTAAATTTTGCAGATTCAAGTAGTGATACTGACCCTGTTATATATTATACCTTTGTGAATTCTACAAACAAAAGCGCATATGGTATAAAACCATCTTCTTATTTTGATTCGGATGAATTAACTTTTGATAGTTATGATAATTTTACATTTGATGAAGATAGTTTACTACCTGAAAGAAAATTATTTCAAGAAAGCGAAAATTTTAATGTTGATACTCTAGTTACTTTTGAAAATATTGAAGACTTGGATAACTTAAAACCAATATACAACGAAGATAATTTTATAATTTGGTCAACCATAGTTGCTAATGATGTAAATTCTGGTGATATTGATTTTATGAGTGTGCATGTGAATCACATTAATAATTTTGCATTTGAACCTTTCAGTTTAGACCCATCATTACCTAGCAAATCAATTCAACAAGACTTTACCGTAATACCCCCACCTGTTCATAAATTTGTTGGTATATCAGAATCTGGATTTGATCCATTGTCCACTCTAGTAAGTGGAGGTGATAACCCTGCAGTAACTGATGTAACACCTTTAGAAACAGATGTAAATCGTAAAATATTTGTTGATGTTTTAAATAGAAATTTATTTTTTAATTTTGATGAAAAAATTGTTGATTACAAAAACAATTTTATAGTTTATAATCTCCATAAAAAATATAAACCATATTTGGGTGACACAATGCCCGCCACAAGCGCATTGTCAGAACCCTTTTTGTATACAAGTCCTAAATCAAAGGATTTATCTACAGTATTAGACAAAGAAACTATTTATTTTGCCAACACTGTTATTTTAGATTCTTCTACGGAAGTCATTAGTAAAACAGATATAGAAAATCATTTTGAGATAGAAGATAGAAGAAAATACATAACATTAGATACTCAATTTGAGAATTGGAAAAGGCAATTTATTGCTGGATATCTTCCTGTTAAATTTTCAGATTATGTTTTAGATAAAATACCAAGTGCATTTATTCAAGATGCGATTATTATAAGTAAACGGACAGCAAATGAGGATGTAAGTCCTCTCGTACATCCAAACAGCATATTCTCAGATGCAGCGCCTCCAGCTATTTATTTTGAATTAGAACTTGCAGAAGCACAAACCGAAATAAAAATTCCTATTATAATTGAAGATAGAAATAAGTATGTAGATTTAGGAGATATCATTTTACCATGGACTCCTATTTTAATTAAGGATTATTCTAGAATAAAAATGGATGATTATATTCTGGATAAATTACCTTCAGTAAGAATAGATGGTACTTACATAAGAAATGAGAGACAATCAAATACAGAATTACTCACTAATTTTGAATTGTTTTCATCTCTTTATGGAAACACAACATTTTTAGATTCTAGTTTTGATATCATGGGTGAAATAGAAGAAGACATTGAAAACAATATTATTGATAGAAATAAACTTATAATTAGAAGTGATTATATCTACCCATATGAATTTACAATCATAGAACATTTTATGAGACCATGGGTTATACGTGAATATAGTCAAGATACATTACCATCTGTAACTGCATATCTTGAAGTAGTGCCGATTACAGATTATGTTGAAAATATGGAAGTCATTAATATTGATAATAGAATATTAACAGGAAATACAACATTCTTAGATGCTACACAAGATATTGATTTTGAATTTGAAATTAAAAACGAAAATTTAATACTTGATAGACATAAAACATTTTCATTAAGTGATATTATAGGACCCTGGACAGATAATACTCTCTTTGGTTTCTATAGACCTTTACAATTAAAGTATTATAATTTAAGTGATATTCCTACTGTAAGAGTTCATTCTGAGCCTGAAATTACATATAATCCAATTGTTCTTGCAAATACAGAAATAGTTTCGTTCACAACATTATATGGAAACACGGCATTTGCGGACGCAACTCATGATGTAACATTTGAATATGGATTTGAAGATGATACTATAATAGTTGATAGAAACAAAACTTTTGCAGAAGATAGAGTCATTAGTAGATGGGTGGATACAAAATTTTCTTTAGATATGATACCTAAGATTTTTGTGGATTTTGAAAGTGAGACTGTACCAACGGCTACTGTACTGAATGAACCAGAAATAACATACAATCCAAAAGTACCTATTGATGTGAATATAGTTCCGTTTACAACATTATACGGTAACACAGCATTTGCAGATGCAACTACAGATATTTACTCTGTAATTGATGAATACGAACATAATCCCAAATTACTTGACAGAAATGTCACATTAAGTTATGAAGATAGAATTACTTCATACTTTAATAATTTTGTTGATGACTATTTACCGTTTAAACTCGTTCCTTATAATTTAGATTATATTCCAACAGTTTCTGTTCTAAATGAATTAGAATTCACATATAATCCTACTTTAGATTTAATACATACTGCAATTACATCAAGTACTACTGTATATGATAAGCAAGCAACTATTTTAGATAATACAATAGCAACAGAAGAAGTTGTTCTTGAATTTGAAAATCTTGTAGAATTTATTTCTGATAAATCTAAAATTGGAAGAAAAGATTTTATTATTAATAAACAAAATGAAATTATTGGTAATTATTTAAATAGTCAAATAGCCGAACACACATATGATACTGTGAAGACTGTAGATGTAGGTTTGACAAACAATGATGAAATAGAATATGTCATTATATCTGATATGGAAGAATTAACTAGTGATGAAATATCTATATTGTATAATGATAAGCATACTTTCATAGATTCTACATCTTTTATGGACTCTACAGAAATTGAATTTTTTAGTGAATCTTATGTCTATAATGAAAATAGTGCAATATCGCTAAATGATAGAATAACAGAATCCTTTTTAGAAAAGCAAATAAGACCAAAAGTTCTTACTAAATTAAGATATGATATTATTAATACAATACCTATTGTATCTCCAAAAACTCAATATTCTATCACAACTGTTGATATACAAGATGGAAAATCTAAATTTAAAGAAACTGTATCAAATATTATTGGTACTGAAAAGATCCTTGATGGTACTATAGAATTAATTCAAAATGAAAATCTAACAAAAATATTTAATGAAATTGAAGATAGAAATTTTTTATTTCAATTAGATAAAAAAGTTGATACTTTTTTAAAAGAAGAAATAACAGAAAAAGTTCCTTTAAAATTAAAATATTATATTTTAGAATCTAATATACCTACAGTTCAAGCAGAATTATTTGCAAAAGAAATTTTTGATTATTCATTTTCAACAACTCCAGATGATATATCTTTAGTAGATTTTGAGAAAATTTTAAGTTTTGATTCAGAAGGAAATATAAATAACACCTTTGGATTTAAAGAGAGTCAAATAAACACTATAAATAATGGAATAACGAATGACAATTTTTTATTAAATACTGTGATTAGACCTTTTACTGATGACTATATAAGATTTGAAATTGAAAAACATTTAAAAAGAAAAGGTGATGATAAACAGACGTATTTACATGCCACATTAAAAATGAATTATACTGTGAGTGAGGTTTATACTTGGAATATTAGTGCGCTAAATACATTTGAAACAGAATATAATGATCCGAACATAAATAGAAAAGAGTTTTTAGAGACTGTACGAATTGAAGTTTAATTAAGAAAATTTAAATAGGAGAAAAAATATGCCCGCACTAGTGCATAATACTTTTCGTGTTAGTAATGCAAAACAATTTAAAGAAAGTTTTGAAGAAAAATCAGAACATGGTGTTGGTGGATATATACGAATAGAAGACATGACTCCTGGACTAGATGGTGATTTGAGTGTCACATCTGCTCCTTCAGTTAATAACCTAAATGCTATACCTTACTATGCATTGGATGACCAAATGTATTTGTTTATAGGTAGAGTATCTCCGTGGAATCCTTCTGATACACCGGATGGTTCTATTGATCCGAATTTAAACGAAAACAATCCTCCATTTCCAGTTGATAGTGTAAAAGATTCACACTTTAATCACTGGGATGATATGATTGCTGCTAAGAAAGTTTCCGATAGCGAAGTATCACACGTTATTAAGCGTGAAAGAACTGTAGAGATCCAATCAGGCCTTAGGAACTGGACTTTGGGTACAAGATATGATGGTTACGATGACCGTTCTGCTTTCTTATTTTATGATGACATGTTGATTCACACTGTGAATAGAAGATTTAGAATTTACAAGTGTTTAAAGCAAGGTGTTGGTAAGTTTAGAAAAGTTGAAAATTTCAATGGTGTTAACGGCAATACTGTTTACCTGTGGGATCACAAATCATATCAAGAACCTTTAAACTTTGTAACTGATGGTGGCATCAGTGAAGATTATATGGTTTTGGGTGATGACGATAATGACGGATATCAATGGAAATATTACTATACTATTGATGCTGGAGAAGCATTAAAATTTGTTACCACTTCTTATATTCCGGTAAGAAGAATACGTAAAGAAAATGGAACAATTGAAAATGATTTCTCAGATCAATATACAATTGAAACAACTGCTATTCCAGGCGGTATCTTAAATGTTACAGTAGATAAGTATGCAGTTGAAACCAATGATTCAACTGTTGAGGGATATGAAATGCAGGGTGGAGATGGATATTATCAATTTGGTTCAAGTTCTGCACAAGTAAATTACGATGATTCTCAAAATTCATTGACATTCCAAATAGTATGGAATACTGTTAACAATTGTGATTTTCCAGATCCAGAAGCAGGAACAAATGCTGGACTAGATTTAAGTTCTAACACTCACTACAATATGTTTAGTTTTGCAAATAATTTAAGTCATGCTGGCGGAACATGGACGGCCACTCCTGATGCAGGACTAGTAGCCATGGGTCATAAAGGATTAGATACTTGGTTAGATTATGGTGTTGTAATTAAATCTTCTACTGATAGTACTCTAAATGGAGATGCATTCAAAAGATATGTATTCCCAATCAGCGGTGTACAATTAACAAGTGGTTCTGACTTTACAGATGGCACAATTGAATTTACAATTGATTCTGCAACCATAGAAAGTTTGATAGGAACAAGTGTTACTGGTGTTGCCGGTCTTCCTGCAGCAACACAGATAGTAAATGAGGATGCTGTAGTTGAAATTCATCCAAGAGTAAAAATTGAAGCGAATCATCAAAGTACTACGACAACAGATCCTATTGATGGATTTAATGCATATGGAATTGTTGAACCATTGTTTAATACAACAACACCTGGATATCATAGAGAACGACCGGGTAGAGTACTTGATGTAAGAGTAACAAATCCTGGTAAATATCATTATCGTGTAGATAGTGCTATGGTTACTGGTACTGCAAATAATTATTCTACCGCTACAGTACATGCACATATTCCACCCGTAGGAGGACATGGATTTGATGCTGTAGAAGAATTAGGTGGTCATAATGTTATGATTAATGCTAGATTTGAAGGTACAGAATCTGATGAATTTACAGTTGGTAACGAATTCAGAAAGATTGGTATTCTTAAAAATCCAAGAACCTATTCTTCAGATCAAACAAGACTCTGGATGAATCCAAGTGCATATACAGAATTGTTTAGAGGTTATAAAACTGACCAATGTTATAGAATTAATTTAACATCTGCTTCTTTAGGAAGTTTGAATGGTAATACATTAAACTTTGAACCTGATATGGATGTAGGAATTTATGCAAATTCAACAGGTCTATTAGTTGCTACTGCTAGAATTGTAGATCATGATGTATTCTCTAAGAGAATCCGTGTAATTAAGCCAAGAAAAGATTTTGGTACACTTTTAGCAAGTGGTGATTTTAAAATTAAATCACTAGGTTATCATTCTGCTGATGCTCAAAATGTAGAGGCATTTACTGTTACTGCTAATACAGCAAATACACCAGGCATGTTACCTGGTTCTGGTAAAATTCTTTACGTTGAGAACAGAAGTATGGTATCTCGTTCACAAAATCAAACTGAAGACTTGAAGATTAGTATTCAGTTCTGATAGTGCAAACGCTGTTTAAATAAAAAAAGCCGAGGTGTAAAAACCTCGGCTTTTTTGTTATTCACCTGTGAATTATTATTTTACCATAACCGTGCTATACCACTGATTGTCTAGATAAACAGCATCAATATCGTAAGTATTATAAGTGTTTGCTACTTGCATTTCTAAATTACCAGACATATTCATTGAAGAGACTGTATTTCCATTTATCACTATATTGCTTAAAGTATAAGGTGTTGTATTTTGCAACACATGCACTTTTGCATGAACCGTTACACCTTCCAACTCAGACACTCGATTTACTATTAAGAAAAAATCACCATATGGTTTTTTGAAAACAACATTATCAGTTTCATGATAATCAATAGTTGCATTTAAATCATCAGTTAAAACTTCAGAAGCATTTTTACCAGGAGTTTCTGAATATATGATTTCATCATAATCATTAATATTATAATAATAGCTATTGTTTCCATTACTATCTACTTCAGGAGGTAGTAATGTACCTACATCAGATGTTTCATATCCTGCAAAAGTGTTTAGATAACTTAAATGGTCATTTAATGTTAATTCTGATAGAGTAGTTTTTGCTGGATTATAATTAAATGTTGTATTCACATATGCAATCGCATTAGGTCCGTTACCTCCCAACGAAGAAATTATAAATGGTACTGCATTGACATCTCTTTTAAGATATTTTACAACACCTGAAGAGGCATCCAATTTTATGTTATCACCAATCCACAATGTAGCTGAAGATAAAAATAAATCTTTAAACTTATTAGCAGGCGAACCTAGACTGTATATTGAATCTACTGTAGGTACAATATCTCCGGATATGTCTGTTTTACCTAAAGTTTTATTTGTTAATGTTTGAGTGGCTGTATTACCAATTAATTCCTGATTTCCAAAATCAGGAAACACTAGTGTATTTGCAGTTGCTTTATTAACAATATAATTTATCTTTGCATAATCAGAGTCAATATGATCACTTACAACATTACTTGTTGTTATGATTGGATTGCTTATTGCATTTATACTACCATCTTCAATTTTTAATTGAATATTACCATTCGCAAATATTGCAGTTGTTGTAGAAGAAATAGTTTCACCTGCGGGAGATGCTCCTCTATCACCGAATAATATGCCTGTGCTTGTTGCATCTTTTTCATTATATGCTTCAATAGCTGAAGTATAAACATATGGAGTAACAATTGATCCCTGTAATCTCTCAGAAGATGTATTTTGTGAAATAGAGTCTAGATAATTTAAATTATTGACACTTATAAATTGACAAAAAACATTATCAACTTCTATTTCTCTAAAATAAGCAGCAATAGAACCATTAGTCAATCCATTTTCTATTGCTGCTGTTGTAGCAATAGAATAGCTGTTAATATTTGCAGTTGTAAAAGAATCAAAAATTCCATTTACAGTTACACCATTTTCAAGAGTTAATGATGTAAATTTAGAATCAATTGGTATTTGACCATCTGTTAATAAATTGTATACAGCATTCGCAGTAACTAAAGTATTGTCATCAATAGTTGAAAAGTCTGTAGATATAGAATTTATTGATACATTAGGATCACCACCAGGAAATTGAAGTGTATTTGCTGAGAGTGGTACTGAAGGTAATGTCGTATTATTACCTGATATCAAATCATAAATGGCTACTGTTGTTGCTAAAGTATTTTGATTTATATTTGTATTGTTTATTGCACTAACAACATTAGTTACAGTGTTTCCATTTAATATAAATGTTTGTGTTTCTGTACTATTAAACACTGAATTTATAGAAACATCACCATCTGTTATAAGATTATAAATTGCATTTGATGTTACTAAAGTTTCATCATTTATTGTTGAAAAATCTGTGTGAACATTATTAACTACTAAATCATCAAAAATCATTGTTTGCATATCTACTACATTTGCAGTGATATAATTAGCAGTTAGGTTATTTATTGATAGTGTGTTTGTAACATTAATATTATTTGCAATTAATAATACATCAACATTTGCAGTATTTGCGTGTATATCATCAGCAGTTAGGCTTTCGGTAAAATTACCTGTATTCGCTATAAGATTTATTGTATGTGTTCCACTAGTGAGAACATTAAAAATTCTATCGTTAACGGCTTTTGTAGTTGGTAATAAATCATTATTAATAAACATAAAATTATGTACAATATCCGTCACTTTATTGCCAGATGATAATTCTAAGCTTACACCTTCTAGTGTAGTGATATTATTATCTGGTCCACCAACTAGATTATATACAGCAAGTGCTGTTACTAAACTTGTATCATCAGGTGGTGTATTTGTAAAGTTAGTAACAATTTTATCAATATTAGGACCACTTCCTAATTTTAAGTTATTAAACACTGTATTTAAACTTATTGCTCCATCAGTAAGTAAATTGTATACAGCATTTGTTGTAGCAACAGTATTACTATCAATAGTACTAAAATCATCTGCTATTGCATTAATAACAAGACCGGTACCAAATTGAAGTGTGTCTGTATTAAATGCAATAGGTACAGTTCTGATTCCGTTTAATAAATTATAAACTGCATTTGAAGTTACTAGAGTTTTGTTATCTAATGGACCGAAAGATGTGGAAATAGTATTTACATATAATCCACTTGTTCCAAAAGTTAATGTCTTGGCTTTTACAGGAACAATTACTGAAGTTGCGCCCGAAACTAAATCATATACAGATTTAGTTGTACATAAAGACGTATCATTATTTTGTGTAAAATCTGTTCTGATTTCTTGTATTACAGGTCCAGATTTTAGCTGTAAATCAAAGACTTTTAACTCATTAAATTCTAGCGAACCGTTAGCATCGTATCTTGTTAATGTATTTGGTGTGCCATTTGCTGTTGAATTATTATTTTCAGCTATAACATCATTTATTGTATTCAACCATTCGCCAAATGTATTAGCTAATAATAATTGGGGAATATAACTCATAGTTGCCTAAAAAATTCTTTTGTTTAAATATTTCAAATACGATAGAAGTGTTTTATTTATTTATATCACTCAATATATGAGAGGTGTAAATTATTTTTTTATTTTTTTAAATGTTTTGCTATAACTAAGCTTATCTTGATTATAAAAATTAACTGGTGTCTAATATAAAGCTTCAGGTAATGTGTTATTTTCTTATGCGCCTGTATCTACACCAATCAATGTTTTCTTCATAAGGTAATGCGTAATTGTTTTGAATCATATATTCCGCAATTGATTTACCATCAACATAAACATCAGCAACTACTCTAAAGTATTTTCCTCTTTCCACATTTTTAATTTCAATTGTTGTCGCTTTGTTCATTAGAAAGTTAATGAATTCCTTTGCCTTTTTTGCTAGAACCTTTTCATTTTCACATTTGCCACGTATTTCTGGTGTATCAATACCACGTATTCTTATTGAAAGACCTTTACCAAAAACATCTGGCACATCTGGTATATCAAACTTACAAGTGTCACCATCATAGCAACTTTTGAATATAGGAAATTCTAAATCTTCTGCATATGAAATATTAGTAATTATTAATAAACAAAATACTAAAAATAAACTCAAAAGATGTTTCATTGTTTTTCACTTTTTTTAAATTTTTCGTTTTCGGGGGGTTTTATGATAGTAAATTCATTAGAATTTCTGGCGCCTAATATCATACCTTTAGCATTAGCTTTTATAAGTTTTGTTCTCTCATTGGGACTCATTTGTCTACAAAACTGCATTGCTGCTTCTAAAGCATCATTTTTAGATTTAAACAAATATCCTTCATAAAGTTCATCCTCACTTTCATAAAATAATACTCGCCAACTATTATATTCGTTTAACTTATTTTCACTCATAACTCTTATTACCTACATTAGTTTTTATTGGCATATAATTTCACTTTCGCTTTGATTTTTCTTTATCAAACTCTTTTATACTATTTAAAATTTTATAAACTTTCTTATAGTATCTATCTTTTTCTTTTTCAGGATCTGTAGCTACATCCAGAGCATATAACAACTCACCAAGAACTCTTCTGAAAGTCATAATTTTATCCTCATATCCTTCACCACCAAAGTAACGAATTTCAATACGTTCTGAACCTGCTCTGCGAATAGTTCTATTACTGAATTTGTAGTGAGAGTAATTGATATTGGTATACTTATCAAAAAGCTGTAATGTGCTTACTAATACTGCTATACCTGTTTTCATATTGTTCTTTTTTACTTTTTCATCTAACCATTTTCCTAAAGATTCTGGTGACAAATTTACTGTTTTTGCAGTACGAAAATAATTATCTTTTATTTCTTTTAAAGTACCATCTATAAATTCAGCATCTTTTCTATCTCCAAATAATTTTTTATTATTCACTTGAGATTCATGAGAGAAGAGTAAAAATTTTAATGCATCAAACTTTTTCATTCTTTCTGGTGTAAATGATATGTTGATGTGTAATCCACATTGCACATCCCTTACATTGTAATCTGGGTCTGATTCTTCAAATTCATCTGCAGATGCCATTGATTTTGTATTACCAACATTTCTAATGTAGTTGAACATTTTATCAGTTACTTCTAATGCCTCTTGCGGTCTCATCACAGGACTTACCATCTCTATACCACCGAGTGCTGGTGAAATTGATTGGTCAATTACAATTGCCCATCTATTTGCTTTTGCAGTAGCACCATGCTTACTAGATATCAATGGATTCTTGATGAATGGTGGTAAATTTCTTTCTTGCTTATAGAATTTTCTTACGTCTGCAAATGGAACATTCTCATCTGTTTGTGCGTTCAGCAAATCCATAAATTTTTCCAACTTTCTTAGTTGTCTTTTCACTCTGTCAAATACATCTTGTTTATAATTTTGAGGATAATACAACTCTTTAAATCTAGAGCCTGCTTGAGCTACAATGTAGTAGATGTAGTCCGCAACAGTTTTCTCATTTAATCCTTGTCTTTTGAAATATCCTAATAATATCTTACGTTCTCTTGTCTGAAAATCATTTAAAATATCATCATCTGTTATGATTTTATTTCTTTTGTTCTTTTCAACATTACGATTATTATTCAATATGTTTCTATTTTTTTTCTTTGCACCAGTGAGTAAATCAGAAAGTGTACCAAGTAGTAATGTTTCTTCTGCGCTCGGACGATTGCTATCTTCTAAGAATCTTTCATTGTAAAATTCAAATTCAAGACCAACTTTGAAATCATTGTTGCTGAAGACTTGATCTATTTGATTTTTTTTAATACCTTCAGTTAAAAAACTTTTAAATGGTAGCATTTTAATTTAAAAATAATAATGGTGTTTCTGATTTAGTTTTACGTTCTTTTGCATATTGTTCTACTGCTTTTTCACCAAAAAGTAATTTAGTTATTTTTCCTTCTGAATTTTTCATTTCAACAAATGCAGAAATTATATCTACTTTTTTTTCTAAAAATTCTTTAGTAAATAAACTTGCTGAAAATGGATCACATTCAAAAAGATTAAAAAACAATCCTAATGTATTTGTATTATAAACTTCAAGCATTAATGGAGCATGGTTATAAAGCATTATTCTTGCTATAACTTCATCATTATGTATATTAAAATCTTCATGTTCAAATAATTTGTCTATGCCTGCTACTGTATACTTTCTAGATTTGCAAAAATCTAAAACATCATTTACTATGTCTTCATATTCTTGCATTTACTTTCTCGTTTTGGGGGAATATTAAAATTCCCCTACCTTGTGTATTTAGATTAATTTACGGGGGTTGCTTCTATAGAATATCGCTGACCAGCAACTACAATATTATTAAAAGGTTCTCTTTGTACTTTGTGACCATTGTATAATATCCTTTCTTTTTTCTCTTTATCATATTGATTTTTAGCTATAATATAATCTCTAATAAAATCATTTCGGACAATATCTTTTTCTTGAAACACCACGATTTTAAAACCTTTTGTTTTTTTAGCTATTTCAAAAAAATCTTTAATCCCACTTTCTTCCATATCTAAATCCATTTGTCCAAAATCTCCTGCCAAAATTAAAGCCGAATCCTTTCCTATGCGAGTGACTACGTTATGAATTTCGTTATAAGCTAAATTTTGAATTTCATCAACAAAGATAATTGTATTATCTATAGTTGTTCCTCTTAAAAAAGAAGTAGAACAGAACTCCACTACTCCCTTCTTTTCAAGAATTTCCCAAGCGTCATCTCTTTTAAAAAGTTCTTGCACAATAGATTGATATGGTCTTTTATAAACAGAAATTTTTTCTTCTTCAGTTCCTGGTAAAAAACCAATGTCTCTAGAAGGCACACAAGACCTACATATGAGAACTTTTTTGTATGGAGAATGTGGGTCAAACACTGCTTCTAACCCAAGAAAAATAGATAAAAAAGATTTACCTGTACCCGCCGTTCCCATTGAAATTACATGATGACCATCATAAAAAGAATTGAATAATAAATTTTGAGCATTAGTCATCGGCTCAATTTCTCTTAATTGCAATCCGCGGTTTTGGTTAGAAGTTTGTGTCTTTTTTCTTGACATAAGTAACTCCGTATTGTTTTAACAAGAATTACTCAGGTTTGCTATCACTCACTCAGAATATAAAACCCGAGTGAGCTATTTAATATCTCTCTATTAGAAACCTCCTTTAATTAATCCACATTAATTGTATTTCCAGGAATGTTTCTTTTCATTTCTCTTAACTTATCCCGAAAGCCTTCATCTGGTTTTTTACCAGTTAAAGAAAAATTATCGTAACCGATAGTTGGTGATGAAACTTTTAATTTAAGAGAACAGTTATTTTTTGAACATTCTTCATTAATAGGTTCATGTCTTTTTGAAATTGACATAAAAATTTCAAAATCATTTTCGCAGGTATCACAGTGATAATCATAGCTTGGCATAAGATACTCCATTTTAAATTTTATAAATATAACATAACCAATACATTTATTTATCAAAAAATCTTTTTAGTATTATGAAATCATTTACAACTATTTTAACAGAAGCTAGAAGAAATCCAGAATTGAATGTAAAACAATTTCCTGTTGAGGCATTGTTAAAATATGAGAAGGACCCAGATATTTTTATTTCATTCATATCTAATGCAAAAGAATTTACAGAAACAGGTAAAAGCGGTGAACTATCAGCACAAGTAGGATTGAACACCAAATCAAAATTCAACACTCCGAATGGTGTATACACATATCCTCTAGAAGAAGTTTATTTAATGTATAGTGGTGGTAAAGAATATAAAAGATTTAATGTTCCTTTTGTAAAAGAAAAACCTAAAATAGCTATTCTTAAAAGAAAGGGTAATAAAAATATTAATGATGTTGGTAGAGATTATAAGCAAGCTATGCTAGAAAAGGATGTGAGAAAAATAATTGAGTATGCCTCTAAAAAATTGATGGATGTATTGAATATTAAAAATGAAAAGCTAATGTATTATATGATGTTGTCTGTTATTGAGCATTCAATGAAAGGTGCAAAGGCTGAAAATCGTGGTGCTGAATTTTGGAACATAACTAGAACAGTTTCTGGATTAATTGCACAAGCAAGGAAAGTAAAACAACTTACAGCAACTTCAAAAGAATATGACAAGGATAACACATACAATATGGTTTATACTTTAAAGGATGCTGAAGGTCCAACTAGCTTTAATGCAGAAGTAGACTTAACAGAAAAAGATAAAATAAAAGATTTTTTACCAGATAAAGTTGAATCAGTTCCAGCAGAAATGAAAACTGACCCGTATAAATTTATTAAAAAAGAATCTAGAGATTTTAAATTTGATTTGGTAATAATGAAAGACCCATCACCAAATGAAAAGAAAGGTGCAAAACCAGCGGCTAACGCATGGGCTAATTTGTTGATTAATATTGGATATGATTCTATTAGTGATAGAAGTGGTTATGGAATTATTCATGAGGCAGAGCCTGTACAAGCAGTATTTTTATCCAGAGCAGGTTATAAAGTATTGGATATCATTGATAATAAAACATATGAGGATAAAACACCACATGCAATTGAATATAAGAAACTAGATTCTAAAGAAAAAAAGATTAACTATATTTTAAAAGATATTATTAGGAACAAATACGATCCAATGAAAGAAACTAGGCCTTTGTATGCAAAAGGAAATGTAGCAATGCATACAAGAATGACTACTTTCTATAAAGCATGTAAGGATTACAATGTTAAATTAGACAAAGATGTTCTAGAAGAAGTAATCAAGAAGGAACCAGATGCTGCCGTTGGAATGCATCATTATACTGATGATGCTAAATTTCTAAACTATTTTTATAAGTGGGCATTCATAAAAGAGCCGATGCATGTGCGTGTATTAATGGAACTTGAAAACTCTAAACTAGATGTTGATTCATTTATATTCGCATTAAAGGAAGCTAAAGAAAAGAATACAAGTGTCCGTGACTTAGGTAGATGGGTAAATAGATGGTATGAACTTAAAAAAGAAGTTCCATTGAAACTACAATTAGCTGCAGTTGATATTTGGCCTGGTATGGCAAAATATTTTGGAGATTCTAAAGAATTGGAAGTATTTGAAAAGATATTGAAGAGTGATGAGCCGAGTGGAATCAAAGGATTCTTTATGCATAATTCTACTAAATCAATAACCGATTTTAGTAAAGAACCTAAATTTGAAACAAAAGTTATAGATATAATAGTGAATGATTATTTCAAAGATTTAGGTCCTGGATTCTTTAAAGACTTGGAAAAAGAAACAGAAGAAGTACGAAAGAATAAACTAGATGAACAATTAAACTACATAGCATTTACTATTTTCAGAAGAAAACTTACACCGAAAGGTGCAATACATTTAAATAACCGTGTATACAATTTTACATGAAAAACTTTAAACAATTCTTTTTAAATTTGCAAGAGGCACTCACTAAAATTTTAGTTGTCTTTGATATTGACGATACGTTGGTTCACACATCAACAAAAGTTAGAGTAATGAAAGATGGGAAAAAAATAAGGGAACTGAACAGTCATGAGTTCACCAACTATAAACTCAAGGACGGTGAAGAATTTGATTTTGAGAACTTTCGCAATGCAAAAGAATTTTTTGATAATGCAAAACCGATCATTCCTATGATGAAACAATTGAAGAGAGATATCAATCGTGGGAATAAAGTTGTAATGGTTACTGCCAGAGCGGACTTTGATGATAAAGAATTATTTTTAGATACCTTTCGTAAGTACGGAATTGATATGAAAAAAGTTCATGTATACCGTGCCGGTAACATGAAGGGTGGAACTATTGAGGAAAACAAGAAAAAAATCATTCTTTCTCTGATGAACAAGGATACTTACGATAAGGTCATTATGTACGATGATTCAAAAGCAAATCTAAATTCTTTTGTTTCTTTGAAAAAAGATTATCCTAATGCTAAGTTTTATGGTTGGTATGTAAACCCTACTGGCGAAGCATCTGAAGCTCTGAGAGAACAATTTTATGACATTGCTGAAAAATGGACTAAGAAATACAAAAAGTCCATTGACTGTAATAACCCCAAGGGGTTTAGCCAACGTGCACATTGCCAAGGAAAGAAAAAATTAAAATCAGCAAGAAAAATTAGGTGAGTTTTTAATCAAGATTACTTTTTTTATATTCTTTTATCACATTAAATAGTTTAAACAAATTAAAACATACAGTACCGAGTGAAAATGAGGTTGCTCCTAATTTATTATATTTTCTTATATCTTCTATGTTTTCAATACCTCCTCCCGCTATTATATCCGCATCTTTTTTAAAGTACTTTATGATCCTTATTAATCTTTCTATATGAACATAAAGGCCTTTTCCACTCATACCGCCTTTTTCTGTTGGTAATGTATTACAACAATGAAAACTATCAAATCCTTGATTAATTAAACTTACAATAGTTTCTTTTGTTGTTAAAGGTGATAGTTTAGCAATTACCTTTCTATCTCCATTTAAAAACTTATCAATGCCTTGATTATAATCATCAAAATGTTCTATATTAGGACAACTTAAATTTAATTCAATATCTGTATTAAAAGGTATAATATTGTTTAAGATTTCCCAATCTCCGGATTTGATAGCGGCTACAGATAATATATCACCTGTTGACTCATTATATCTTCTCAACCCATATTCTATGCCAGGATTTCTTAATCCTATTGCATTATACCATACACCATCATGGTATCTTAGCGTAGTGGCTATCTGCTTTAATAATCCAGTTCTTTTTTCTACAGTAAAAGAACCTACCACACTTCTAATATTTGCTGTTTTAATATAATTTCCAAAAGGTGCTGCAATATAAAGAGTCATTTTAAATAAGTTCCCATTGGGGATAAACTTTTTCTATAACTTTCTTTTTAATACCGGGATAAGAAATTAAATTTTTATCCTTAACTTCACATAAAAGTTTTGCTTCATTGATATCCAAATTTTCTAATAAATCTATGAATAATTGCTCACGTTTGACTTGAGGAATATGCATTGTATTTTCATTTATAAACAATTCAATTGACTTTCTGTTAGCATATAAAAGAGTAGCATTAAATAAATCTGCTTCTCCCGTTTTTATATAAGGTGGTTCACCATCGGGCAAATTAATTTTTAAATTTTTACTAAATGCTAATTCCAATAGTAAATCAACCATACTATTGCGATTATTTTTTAAAACTTTAACTTTTTCTAGATGTGTTTTAGCATCTGATATTTCTTTAAAGATAATAGGAATTGGTTTCAAAGACATAATTGTTACCTCATAAATCTAAATAATTTTGAATAACACAGAATTTATCAGTAGTGCGATATTCATTGTTTTTAATTTCTATAGGTTCATACCTACGAACCCGAATGTGCTTTTTTAAATTCTTTGCGTCTTTTTCAGTTTTTGCTTTTGCCAAATAAATTGCAGCACTTTCTTGATATCTACCATATACAATAATCTTTTCAGCAGAATCCACATTTGTAAGAAAAGAAGATCTCGCATCAAATCCAGATTTAGACTCCAATCTCAGAATAGTTCGTTTCGCATCAGACACTACATACGCAACTCGCTTGCCTAATAGATGCTTTATTTCTACTGTAGAAAGACCGTAAACTTCATTTTTAAACTTTATATTTTTAATAATTTCAGAAATAGGTTTAAGTTTAATAGCCCGTGTTTTCTTATTTTCTGAAGTTACAATATTTTTAACAGATAGTAACTCTTCTTTTACTTGCTTTAGATTTTTAAAAATTATGTTTAATTGTCTTTTAGTAAGAAAAGAATAACCTTCTTGAAGATCTTCATCGTTTGGAATATTTCGCAAATCTCTTAGATGATCTTGTTCTAAATTTTCAGCTAAAACTTGTGTATTTGATTTACTTAAACCATACATTAAAATAGTAGATTCGGCACTTATAGTGTGTTTACCCTTTGTGTCGTATAATTTATCTATCAGTGTTTCTAAAAAAGAATATGCATCATTTTCTTTATTTTTATTTTTCCTTTCTGCAGAAATTGTTGGTAGAAGTGTGGGCTTTTCAACCTTTCTCTTTTGTAGTTTAATACTCTCAATATAATGATTGAGTTTATCAACATACTCAACAGGAACTTTATTGCCATTTGTAATAATTCTAGCCAACCATCCATATGCCAATGGAATATATGATTGACTATTAATTATTGCTTGCTTCTTTGTTGATTTGACAAATTCACATAAAAAATTTCTAGCATCTTTTTCTGTATAATTAATACGATAATAATTATAATATCTGGCTATATCAAATTCAGAAAGTTGTTCAACAGAATGGGGTTCCATTGAAATGATAGAGTGTTTTCGCCTTTTTTTCATAATAAACCTTTTTTTTAATCAAGATGAGTTAATGAGGCTTTCCAATTATCAACTACACAATTTTTTGCTAAAATCATAAAATTAGTTTTTGTTTCAAAAATCCCTTCACCTACAATGTTATCAACTAGAAAAGGTTTTTCATCAAAAACACAAAAATCACCATTCTCATCAACAGCATGATATTTTGCCCATTCTGGCATATCAAAATCTAACTCAACTTTCTTTTTCATCTTCAGACTCCATATAATAATATTCTTTTGTATTCAATAATATATTAACTTCATTTGTATTTCCATTTACATAAGTTAATTTAAGATATTGCCTATCCAACAATTCTTGAGAGATTGTTCTGGTCATATGGTGAACTCCCTCTTTGGTAATGTATGACTGCACAAAAGACCATGTGCTATCTTCTCTCCACATAGAAAATAATATATATAATCCACCAACACCACCATTTTTATTATTTTCTTCACAGTTCGCAACTTCAAAAACTAATTCTTTAAGTTTCTCTACTTTCATAAAAACATCTCTTTCATATTATAAAAATCTTTTAATCAATATTTAAATTTATCATATGGATGGTCACGCAAATCTCTCATACGAAATCCGTATAAAACTTTTGGTGTCTGATTTAGATTATTAGCTTTAAATATTAATAAAAAGTGTTTTTGTGCAAATTTAGTTATCCATTCTTTGTCTCTCATTATATATTTTGATGCTGCCAATTGTTCTGGATATGTAGAATATGTACCGCCAGCAGATACTGTAATTAAATCCTTATTAATGTTAAAAGCATCATATCCTAATTGTGCATCATACAATAGTTGATCATTTAAAAAGGTATAACCATCAGTACCAACCTGATTTACGGTGTCACCATTGGAATCAGTATATGTTCTTCTTGAAAAAACTATTTCTTCGTTTGAAAAAACTTGTAATTTTTCTCTTGCAGAATATTTTTCATAAACATACTTGTCTAGACCAGTAGAAGTTATTTCTCCTAACACAAAAGAAAGTTGAAATATGTATTGCGATGTGTGGTCAAACAAATACATTCTCATTCTATCTTTAATAAAATATGTATTTTGCTCTTTAGCAAAAACAGTTGGAAATGTTAAACGACTCATTTTTTCTCTTTAAAATTTATTAAAATATTTTCTGGTTTGTTAAGTTGATTAACCCAAATGCTTTTTCTTGGGTTAATGTTCATATTTCCAGTTCGTTCAGCATTCAATAAACTACAGTTAGTATAATGTTTTTTAAACAATGGAACATCACCTTCATTTTTTCTTGTTAATTCAAATTGAAATTCAGCTTGCTGATTTTCTTCACGATAACTATCCATAATACAAGAACATACATATCCAGCATTTTCCGCAGCTATATTTCTTGGTACACCTTCGCTGGATAATTTCATCATAATCATATTAATACAGAATGACATGAATTGACCAATCATTACCGTAGGATAATCTACATTTGGTTGTACTCCTTTTGGAACTACCTGTTGTTGAGGAGGAGGAAGTTCTTTACCAAATAAAAGAGGGTCTGCTTGAACGGGCACTGTGCTGGCAATTATGAACGCACCACAAGCAAGTGCCGCTAGAAATTTTTTCATTTATTTTCTCTGAATAAGTTTTATATTTCTTTATATTTATCATATTATTACCAATAAATTATGCGGCTTCTGGAATAACTGTATTTGCGGACTTCTCAACATAGAACAATCGCTGAGAAAGTCCGAGTTCCAAGTTTCTTTTTGCTCGGGTAACTGCAACATAGAAGAGGTTTTTCTCCATCACAGGAGCATCTTTGAATTCAATGGCAACTCTTGTTCTTCTGCCCATTGCATCAACATCAGACTTGTAGAATACCATTTCTGCATCATCAGCAATGCGCACACTATTCCACTCTTTACCTTTTGATTTGTGCATAGTGGTGATGACTACAGCATCAGCAGGAACTTTGCGCTGAGAATCTTTGATTTGCTGAATGATGTTTAATGCATTGTCAAAACCTCCCATCTTGTCAATTACACGCAAGGAAGTTTTCCACTCTCTATTTAGCAAATCCTCTTCCAACTCTTTGTTGAATTCTTCAATTGAGCGCAATCCTTTGAGGTCAGGATGTCGTACATCGTATGTTCTGCCATCTGAAAGAGAAACCAAATCCTCAATCATGCGGAATCCTTCGTTGTCAACTCCACCTTCAAGAGAAAATGAAACACCTTGATCCAACATTGAGATTGCTTCTGTCAAACAACCCATATTGGTGCGGCACAGTACAGCGGAAGTATTCTCTTCTTCCACACCTTCAAAACCTTTGATGCGCAGGTCTGTCATATGCTGCAGCAATTCATTTGCCTTGTCTGCAATCTCTGGCAAGAAGCGGAATGATTGTGTCAGAGTGTATGTAGCTTCTGAAGGCATTTCTTTCAGGTAGTCTGCTGCACCACGGAACTGGTAAATTGCTTGGTTGTTGTCACCTACAGCAATCACACGGGCAGTTACACGGGAGATAATATCCGAGAATACTGGATTTACATCTTGTGATTCATCAGAAAGAACAACGTCTTCTGTAACAGGGATTTCATTGTAGTGCATTTGAACCAACTTGACGTATACATCATGCAGCATAACGTCACTGTTGAAGTCAAAAGAAGAGAACAGACGTTGTGCAATTTGTACTGCACGTTTTTTGCGCTTATCGGTTTCTTGAAGAATTTTATCTTCAGTCATGTTGGTGTAGCGGCGGATGTTGTTGTAGATTTTTTCTTCAACATCCTTGGGTACATGCTTCATAGCAATTGTGGTATCACGGGAAACCATGAAACGTGTCATGACTTGAAATGCATGGTATGCAAGGAACTTGTCATTGCCAGTCAAGTTGAGGCGGGCGATGATATCCTTGACGGACATGTAGCCTTTGATGTTGTTGCAGTTAAGACCTGCACCTCTTGCAAGCTCAAGAGCAAAACCATTTTGAGTCTTGACTTTGAGGTTGCTCATGCCTTTGGCACGGGCTTTGCGCTCAACTTCTTCCTTAACGTCACGATTGAAAGCAATGTAGAGGAAAGTTTGGGTTGGATTCTGCTGTACCAATTCCAAGAGTGTGGAGGTCTTACCTGTTCCTGCAAGAGCAAGAACTTTGATGTTGCCTTCTACAGTGTTGAAGCCATTTAGGATTGCTTGTTGTTCTGCTGTAGGGGTCATGATGCCTCTTGTCTAGTGTGGAGAGTTGTCTCACTCAATAGAAATAGTATAGCAGACTGAGGGAAAATGTCAAGGGATATTCCTGGATTTACCAGGAATATCCGAGATTAGTTTAGAAGATTAGGTAGAAGGTTCTTGACTTTCTCATGCCTTTCAAGCACATCTTCATAAGTCAACCAACCAGCAACATAATCACCTTCATCTGTGATGCCTTCTACTTCTCTACCTACTCTTTTGTAGAATACGGCAATCTCATACAGACCTGCTTTTCCGCCATATGACATGTTATGTCGGATAGTAGAAATAGAATATCCGTTATCAAAGTCTTTCCAGCATCTAATCGCTGAACCGTCTTCTAATTCAAAACCACTGATAACTTCTAGTTGTCGACCGAATGGATGTTCTTCAGACATATGAATCTCCTAAAGAGTTGTGGCGACCTGTACCGGACTTGAACCGGTGACCTCTTGCGTGACAGGCAAGCGTTCTAACCAACTGAACTAACAGGCCAAAGTATAGCAGATTGTGGGGAAATGTCAAGGGATTTTTTTGAAAAATGGGGAGAAAAATCTCCCCAACATATTTATTTAATCAAGCCAACTATCATCATCATCTTCTTCTTCGTTATTATTGATAGAAATAGTATTTAATAAATCATATGATGATATTCCATTTAACTTTAAGGGATTTTTTTGAAACCATTTTGGATTAGACCCAGTAGTTCCAACCGAAGCTGAATTAAGAAGAATAAGTTCTTTAGTATTATGATACTCTTTTAAACTTGGTACAGCACCATATATAGAAACCACATCAACTAATGGAGTTACCTTATTAAAATAACATTCTGAAATTTGATTTAGAGTACCATAAAAAGTTCTAACAAACCTAGTAATTTCTCTATTATAAGCAATTGCAGGATTTTCATTATCTGTTATTTGTTTAACATATATAATAATTCTAATGTCGCAGTTAGGATTTAATCTAGCATGATTTGCTGCTGCAGCAACGGCACGTCTTGCTTGAGTTGTATCAATTTCTAAATAACAAGTACCCCTGCTATGTGTTGCTCCATCTGGAAAAGAATCAACATAAGAATTCTTATTATCCATAGGGTTGTCAAGGTCTTCTGGTGGTCTTTGACTATTTGGAATTCTAGTATTAGTTCTTTTATCTACACCCAACCAAGTCTGCACATCTTTAACATCAATCCAAACTATTCGTTTAGTATTTTGTCCATATGTATCTCTGGCGGCATTTGCTAAATTGTTTATTTTTTTAGAACTTTTAACATGTAATGGATTATAAAAATCATTAATAAACTCTATTATACTAGTCAAATCAGGTTGTTTATCTTCTTCTTTTTTAGTAGTCGAGTCTTCTTTTTTGATAAACCCACTTTCAATCCATGAATGAACATTTGAAATAATATCCTTATCAGTAACTTTACCAGCAATTTCCCTTCCTAAATTTGATTGTGTTTGTAGTCTACCACATCCTAATTCAACTGTTTTTTCTGATGCCCCTTCAATTTTCTCATAGATATCTACTATAATATTACTAATATCATAATTTTCCAAAATTTTAAATCTAGTTCTTCCATCAACTAGTTGATATTTTTTTTCCTTTTTATCAAAATAAACTGCAGGTGGTATATGTGATAATTCATAACCATCTTCACTTAAACTTTTCTTAATATCATTAAATTTATTATTGATTCCACCTGCCCAAACTAAATTGTTTGTGAAATGACCTGGTTTCTCAACAACAATATCTTCTTTATTTAAAATAGCACAATGTTCAGAAAGTCGCAATCCGCTCTTTTGAAGATATGTTTCATCATATCTATGAGGAAATCTCTTTTCTTTCTTTTCTAGATATTCTTTGAGAATATTTTGTTCTGTTGCGGTGAAAGCTTCTGTTGTGTGTAGATTTACACTGGGGGTATTGATAGTTTGCATAATACTTATCCTATGGTTAGTTATAGAATTGTTGCTGCTAATCAGCAACCCTGTTGTTTAGACAGGTGACAAAACAGAAAAAACGTTTCAGTCTTTATAGTTTTTTTCTGATCATATATAGGTATTTTTTACTAAAAACACCTAAAAAAACTGGTGCGCCTGATAGGAATTGAACCTATAACCTACGGATTAGAAGTCCGTTGCTCTATCCAGTTGAGCTACAGGCGCCTAAAATTATTTAAATTTAATATCTTTCTCTTTGATAAGTTCAACAACTTCTTGAAATTGTTCTGTAACTTTTTCTAGATTATTAACGAATTCACGCATCATTCTAATTTGCTGGTCTTGATAAAACTTAATGGTTTCTAAATGATAAGATGTCATAATTACCTTATAAAAAATATTCTTTAATATGCTGGGCTAAAGTCATTGCAACTGTACCTAATAGAAAAACATTTAAAACAACTAAACTTCTGTCATTCCATTGTGCTGCAACAATAGCCCATAAAAATAAACCAATCAAACTAAAAATATAGTTCATTGGAAGTAATGCTAAATTAGTAAGTAATGTACCAACAATGAGAAACGCATTACCAATCCATTTTGCCCAATAGGTCCAATCATCAACAGGAGTTACAATTTTTGTGATTTGCGGTTCATTCTCAACAATTTCATCTACTACGGAACTATCATATGAAATTGCAGTTACTTCTTTTTTTTCAAGAAAAGGTTCATTGAACTTTAAATCTTCATTATTTGTATTATTTTCCATTAATTACATAATAAATATATTTTTTTTAAATGTGGTACGGGGTGGAAGAATTGAACTTCATTGGCACCGCCACTCTGTTTTGCCGCATGTATATAAGACATGTGAATGGAACACCCCGCATATCTCTTTAGCTTACCATATCAGCAAATTCATCAAACCTTTTTCCGAATTTATCTTTATAATAATTCAACATATTTTGTTCTTTTCTTGCAATAACTTCAGCAGATTCCTTTTTTTCAGTTGCTTTCTTTTTCATCACTTCAATTTGCGAAAGCATTTTACGTACAACTTTCTTTTGTTTAGCATTAGCCATAATTACTCCATAAGGTTTGGCTCCTGATGCTGGACTCGAACCAGCGACCCAATGATTAACAGTCATTTGCTCTACCAACTGAGCTAATCAGGAGTATTTTAAAATAAAGATTTTAAATCAAACTCTTTAGTATTATCATATACTAAAGAAATACATTGTTGTGAACCTCGCATGTATGATTTGAGTTTACCACTATAAAAATCTACTCTATCTTGATTTTTTAATAATTGCTTTTTATTAAAAGTAGTTGCATAATAATTTTTAGATTTACTAATAATCCAATCATCTTTTTGTAAACTTAATCCAGCTATAAAAAATGATGGGACATTATTTTCATTCAATTTCCATGAAACAAAAATGAAATATCCACCTCGCTTAGAGTATTCTCCACCTCTCCAAGAATCACCAGATGTTGTTTTAATCTCAACAGGCTCACCATTCAAACGAATATCTGGCTCACTATCAACTTTTGGAGCAATCGCACCTTCAATCATTTCTTCCATCACTGTCTCAAGCAAACCAGAAATATCTTCAGATTTCTGCTTATCAGATTTTCTTAACTTCTTTTTGTCGTAAAAATCAAATAATTCCTTTACCTCATCTGTCAGTCTATCTATGATTTGCTTTGTAATCATGGTAGCTTTTTAACTAAAATTTTTCTTAGCGGTGAATATTCATCTATCATATCAAAACTATCTGAAAAGTCAAGGATTTTTTTATACAAGCTCAAAATGTGGAGCATCTATAAAAGGTCTTCTTCCTTCTGCTCTACGAATGTCTATATACGCATTCATAGCTTCCTCTGCTGTTCCTTCCCAATTTCGCAAATCACTGACAGTCCATGCAGCACCCCAGCGAATCGGAGTTCCGAGTTCTTCTGCAGCGGCTTTCACAGCATCTGCAATTTCATCATATACATTTAATTCCCAACATCCTCTTCCGCCAACATATGCCATTAAGTCTACAGCATTGCCAGTGAGATGTTTTGATTTCATTGTTTGTGATGCACCTTTTTCTACAAGTGCCTTCTGTTGTTCTTCTGTTCGTAAACCTTCAATAACTCCGAAGTCTACTGTTGTTAACTCAATTGCTCTTTTAACAACATCTACTAATTCAGGTTTTACACCTTCTAGTTTGTCTAATGACCGCTGTGATAGTTTAAACATTTATTATTCTCCTATAAATTATGAACAATACCTTCGTACATTTTCATGTATATTCTCATAATTAGTTTTACATAATCTTACGAAATTATCATGATGAAATTTAGAATACTCATTTTCAACATTCCAACTGCCGTAAAATAGTATCAACCACATTGCATAAAAAATAACAAAAAATGTAAAAGTTCTTCTATAGTAATGCAAATTTTTCATATAAATTATTTGGTGTAGTATATAAAAATACTTTACCTGGAAGTGTATTGTTTTTCCAAGCAATATCCCCTACACATTTCATACCATTCCTTTCATAAAAATTAATAGCTTTAGTGTTACTGCTTCTTACAGTTAAAAACAATTTATCATCTAATTCATTTAAAAACTTTTTAAATATTTGTGTTGCTCTTCCATCTCTATATTTTGTTACTATTTGATGTAGTATAAAATTACCTTTTAAAGCATGTATGTTGCCTAATCGTGTTTTTTTCAAATACTTATTATATATTATAATAACATCATTTTCATATATAACATTACCTTTTTCAAGGTTTCTATCTATGTAGTCTTTTCTGATGTGGGGAAATATATCACGATAAAGATAAAATATTTTAATTATATCAGATGCATCATTTAGAGATGCTCGGTTCAAAGAGTCCATGGCCTTTTGCGTGTATATGAGAAAACGGAGTTTCACGATTTAACATATAATATTCATATCTTGTCATTCCGAATTCATTGATTGCGTGTAAAACATGTTCATAGTCAAATGATTTACATGAATATAAATCAAATTGTAAATAACATGGTGGTTTCTCATCCCATATGTGTAATGTTGTTGAACTTGTTGTAAGTGCGGCAATTGCCGTAATTCCACGATTATTTTCTTTGTCACAATAAACCGCTTTAGGTTCTATTAAAGTAACCATACCAACACTTTTAATTAAACGTGACATCCAATCTTCAACAAAAGATATATCTTGTAGTTTAGGAGTACCTGCTACTTCTGCTCTAACTATAAAGTGTTTATGTTCTAATTTCATTACACACCAGTTGAACCAAAGCCACCTTTACGATTGCGTTCTTCCGGTGGCACTACGGATTCATTGATGAGTGTTGGTATATTTTTAACTAGTTCACCTTGACAAATTCTCATTCCATCTGTCACTTCAAAAGGAACTAATGATGTATTTTCAATTAAAACAAATGTTTCTTGTACATAATCAGAATCAATAACGGCTTCCTGATTAACTAAAACAATACCATTTTTTAAAGCTAAACCAGATCTTGCATGTAGGCGTACACTGTATCCTTGGGGAATATCAAAAATGATTCCAGTTGGAATCATAGCACGATGACCATTATAAATTGTTATGCAATCAGAACGTACAAGTACTTTAGCATAGTCTTGAAAGTTACTGCTATATACTTTAACTGTTGACTCATCTGGTAAAGAAGCATACACATCAAAACATGCTGAACCATCTGTAGCAAAAGTAGGTAACATGGCATGTTCATATATTCTATAAACACCTAACTTAACAGGTTCATTATTATCATTCACTACTCTCCAGTTTTCCATAATTAACCTTTATTCAATTTTAATGGACTATTTTTATCATATAGACAATGATTAGAAAGTATTTCTACTTTTTGTTCTTTTGATAATTTTTCATTTTTAATGACTTCTACAAATTCATTTATAAATTTTTTTCTATTAAAAGATTTAGTATGAATATTTTCTTTATCTTTTAGGTGTTTAAAACCTACCACCTTTTCCATAATTAACCTTTATTCAATTTTAATGGACTATTTTTATCATATAGACAATGATTATATAATAATTTATCTATTTGTTCTTCACTCAAACCTTTATTATCCATTAAATTCATAAATTCTTTTATGAATTTTTTTGTGTTGAAAGAACTAACAATTAATTTAATGTTAGTTCTTTTTTTGAATGCTGTCATTTTTTTCATAATAAATCACTAGTAAATGGTATTAATTTTTAGAACCAACTTGGTACTTAGCTACCAATTCCCATTGAATCTTTTCTTTATGTGGAATTATTTTTATTTGAGAAATTGGAACCAAAGGTTCTTCTACTTGATTTAAATCTTTAATTTCAACTAAATTCCAATCATGAAGTAATTTAGCAATTGTGTTTCTTCTAGCTAAATCTGATTCAGTAAAGTTACTTTCTTTACCATCTAATTTAAAAAGTTCTTTAAAAGATAAAATTACATATCTTCCACGTTTATGTAGTATATGGCAAGATTGGTATAATTTTTTTTCTTTTTTAGAAGCTATTCCAATTCTAGTTAATGTTTCTCTAACTTTTAAAAAATCATCTTGACTTTTTAAATCTACTTCCACTCCAACGCCACGAAATATATCTTCGTTCATAGTATCTTCGGATAACATAAAATCTCCTTAATAATTTATTTTAACATATAATTCTCATCAAATATATTTATATTTTTTTATTTTTCTGTAACACCATAAGTTAGTGATTTTTCTATGTCTTTTAATTCACTATCGGATAGTATATCCAGAAACTCCGCAGCTTTTTTAAGAGAAACATTATAAAACTTGCTAACAAGTTCTATTTTATCTTGGTCACGTTTCATCCACTCAGCGAATCTTTTTCTTTTACTAATACTATAATAGTAAAAGTCATACTCCATTTTATCACTAAGTGCAGGATAAAGATTCATCTCTTTTACAAAAAAAATACAATCTTGATAACTGGCAATAGCCTTGTTAACTATATATGATGAGTAATTTTCTAAATTATCTCCGAGATATTGTTCTTTAGTATTAATTGATTTTACATACTCAAACAAATTTATTTTCTTGGGCGGTTCTAATTCATATTCAACTTCTTCATGGTTCTCTAAACCAAAAACATTTGTTGACATATTACCTCACTTAAATTGTATAGGTAATGTCATTAGTTCAACCATACAAGCTAATGTATGTATTTCTTTATCTACAGCAAATGTAGATTCAAATCCATACTTAGAAAGTATTAATATAATATCGGGAATACATTCTGGTTTAGCATTTTTTAGAAGTTCTTCGTAGAGAGAACGATAAAGTTCTTGCTCAGTACCATGCCAATTTTCAAGTATGAATTTTCTTATTAACTGAAATTTTTTATTTTCAATAGCCTCTAATAAGTTTTCAATACTTTCATTTTGAACATTTGATAAAATATTATTTGATAATTCTCCACTTGCACTATATCTTTGGAGTTCATTTATACATCTGCGAAAATCCGGAAAGAAATGCACAATTGCATGTTGAATTAATTTTTTATCGTAAGATACGTTTTCACTGTCAAGAATATGACACACTCTTAGATAAAACTCACCAGCAAGTTTGGGTTTTTCTTCTTTTGGAAATTTAAATTCAATTACTGCACATCTTGATTGAAGTGGTGCAATAATTCTTTGTGCTTGATTTGCAGTCATAACAAATGAACAGTTTGAAGAAAACTTTTCAAAAAAGTTTCTCAAAGCGTTTTGACTTAAATCAGGAAGATGGTCTGCCTCATCAAGAATTAACATTTTTCTTCTGCCATCAACAGACATAGCAGAACAGAAATCTGTCATTTTTGTACGAATAATATCAATACTTCTTTCTTCAGAAGCATTGATCATCATTACTTCTAGGTTTAATTGATGAGCTATAGCGAGAGCGGCACTAGTCTTACCAGTACCGCCTGATTGCGAATGAAATAAAAAATTAGGCAAACTACCTTGTTCAACAAAAGATATTAAAGTATTTTTAATATCTTCTGGTAAAATTAAATCATTAACACTTTTAGGGCGATACTTCTGTACCCATAAAAATTCATCACGTACAATCATAATAATACCATTATATAAATTTATGCATTTACACTCTATTAATTATTCATTCATTTTTTTGTATGGCATCTGCATACTCCAGGTTTAAAGACATTTGTTTATTTTTAGGTAGTTCAAAATATAACTCCATTTAAATATTTTTCAAATTCTTCTTTGTATTCTCAACGGCAGTCCGATGCCTTTCAATTTTTTGCTCATATTTTTTCAAAGTATCCTTGTCTTTAGTCTCTTTCATAAGAGTCACATAGTCTGCAATATTCTTTTCAAGTCGCTCAATTGCTCCTTTTCTACGAATTCCTTTTGCAAACCTATTATTACTTCTCATAACAACTCCATTATAACAAATTATTCTTTAGTTGTCAACACATTTTTTGACAGGTAAATGCCAGCACCAAAACCCAATCCAAGTCCGATAGCAAATAAAATCATTGAAGTCATGTTTCATTCTCTACTTGTTTTATGGTAGAAAATATTCCATCATACAAATAAAAAACATCCTCTGTTTTTGCACGTTCTTCAGCAATATTTCTTTTATGAAAAGCTTTTGCTACACGATTTAACATTACTTTTGGAATTTGATATTGCTTTGATAAATCACCTAAAGCATCTTTAATAAAATCTTTTTCTGAATCAATTCTTGTCATACAATCAGAAACTTCTTTTAACACTCTTTGAATTGCCTTAATATCTGCTTCTGCTGATGGTAATACAACAGATGTTAAACTATTAGGTTGATTGCTGCTCATACTATTAACTCCTTGATAATTTTAAATATTTAAATAATGCTCTAAATTTATAAACATAATCTTTGGTTTCTTTAGGTAATTTCAATTTCTCAATATTAGAAGTTTTATGTTTTACAATTTGACTTTTCAAAAAAGTTGGGCCTACATTATATGCCGCAAGAACTAATTCCCAACTATCAAATCTTTCTTTTAAAAATAATAAATATTTTGCTGCAGCAACTGTAGATTTTTTCCAGTTATATCTTTCATCTGTGAAAAAACCTTCTCTTAGTCCAATATGTCTGGCAGTAATATCATTGATTTGCCACATTCCTAATGCACCTTGAGAAGATTTAGCATAGGGGTTAAAACAACTTTCAATAACAGGAATAAAAATTAATTTATTTGGTAAATTATATTTCAAAAATATAGATTTTATAAAGTCAAAATATTGTTTTTTATTCGCCTTTAGTATGCAATATTTTACACTTCTTTCAAATCTTGAGTTATCATAAAACATGTTAGATGTTTTTTCATTTGCACTTATGGTAATAGAGGATATCATAAGTACACTCAAGCTTATAATCGTGTTTTTCATATTACATGATAATAGAGGATGCATCTGTTGTTGCAATATCAATACCTGAAGTTGCTTTAACATACATAGCTTCTACTTCTGATTTAGTCTTAACAATTGTAACAACGTGACTTGTTTTAATTGTTACCGATTCTGTTGAACCTGTGTTTATCCAAGGCATAACTCCAATACCCTGCTGTGTTTGTATTAACACAAAAGGTTGTTTTAGTTCTATAATGCCGGATTGGTTTAAAAAATTTTGACCTTCATCTATTTTAGCAATAATTTCTTCACCTGTAGAAAGTTTACAGGAACAAACATTATAAGACATATTAATCCTATTCAAAAGTTACGGGTTGTTGAAGTGCTACAAAAAATTTATAATCACGATTTTTTGATGTAAACTGTGCTCCGCCCTTTGCAGCAATTCTCACTTCATAATCATCACTCAACATTTTTAATTTAGAAACTTCAAATACAGCAGAAAATGATTGTCCGGATGTATTTGATTGTTCAATTTTTCTACGATGTCTTTCAGAAGAATTATTACTATTATTTGTAATGGTTTCAGAAACCATATAGATATCAGTTTCATCACCTTCAAAAACTAAATTAGTAAAACCATTAATAGCGGCAGATTTTTTACCATACTCTAATAATGACTCACTAATTGTAAATACAATATCTGGTTTTTCAATTACATACTTTTTATTTCTATCTAATTCTTCTACAAGTTTGGCATCACAAAAGCGAATGTCTTGGCTTGTTTTATCTGATTTAATTACCAGATATTGTTTATCTTCTGGAAATTCTAAAACTGTATCTCCTGTAGATGAAACTAAAGAGTACACAGAAATAAAATGATTTAAATCAAAGATACAAAACTCTTTTGGAAAATCCTCATCAAAGGAGGCAAATGCAAATAAATTTCCAGAATTGGCAACTGTACTTTGCATTGCTCCTTCATAGATATGAATTGATTCATTGATTGAAGCAAAGTTAGATAAGAACAATAGGTCTGATTTTGAAAGTTTCATCATAATTAATACTCCTCTTTTGAGATCACAATTTCAATTAAAATACCAGCCGAACCTTTAGAAATTTCGTAAGTACTCCAACGATTATCTTGGAGAAAACCATATTTCTTAAAACTAAAAACTGGAACACACTCATCTTCAAATACACAATCTAATGTGTTTGTCTCATAATCTATTCCAAGATTATACATACTTTCAATTAATTCTTGATTATTTTTAAACCGTCCTAATAATTCATGTGGTTGAATATATATCAACATTATACCATATAATTTTAAAAAAGTAAAGTTTTTTTTAACCTTTAATATCAATTGTAGGAATTTCTTGTTGTCTTGTACTCACTTGTTCCATTGCAGCAAGTGCTTGTACAGAACCACGATATACGTAAGTTCCTACATGACTCAATTGCATCCAAGGACATGCCCAGATTTTAGTTCCTGCTTTACGTGACATTTGACAAAAGAAATAATCTTCAGAAAGAAGACGATTAGTTTCACCACCAGTTGTATCTGGTCTGTCGAAGTCTACATGAAAATATGCAGTAATATTTTTTGAACCATTAAAATCTTTTGAATGATTATGGTCTGGTCTATATTCATAATTAGGATATGCATTACGATATGTTTCTAGTGCAGTTTTACTAATCATCATAAAACCAGTTCCGATTTCTAAAACTTCTACAGGCTTAAAAATTTCAATTTCACCTCTATGTGCGGGATTAAAAACGAAATCCCCACCAAATTCTGATAATTTATTAGGATCATCTAAAAATCCGGGAACCTTTGCTGCCTTATCTACTCTCGGCCAAAGAATATGTTTTTTAGGATAAAGTCCACCAATGACTTGATGGTCTTCATCTGAAAGATGTAATAAATGTAATACATCTCTTGGATCAAAAACAATATCAGCATCAATAAACATCATATGAGTGAAATCGGAAATTTCAAAATAATGCGTGAGATAGTTTCTGGCTCTCTGAATCAAACTTTCATTCATAATAAATTTACACTGAAGTTTAATTCCGAAATAAGAACAAAGAGTGTTGAGGTCAATTAGGCGAGATGCTGTTTCAGCTACCATCATTCCACCATAACAAGGCATACAAACCATCAAACTTTTACCTTCAAAGTCTTTAGGTTCTAATTGTGTTTTCATACCTGGGGACACATTACCAGTATTTTCTGCTTCAGCCATTAATATACTCCAAAATAAATTAATAAAATAGTAGAGAACACTTACACTACCAATGTTTCTCTACTATTTAGGATGTTTTAAGAAGCGGAATCAAAAATATTCCACAATTTTTCAATTAAAAGTTTTCGTTGATAAATCAAATCGGCTTGCAAAACTCTATCATAAGATTGCTCTAATTCTGTATATTCTTCCAAAGTTTCAAGATATAATTTGAACAACTTATGCCTTTCATCATAATCAGCAGAATCTAATAAATAATGTTGTTTTTCTTTCTCATCAAAAACTTCATCTATAAGTTGGTCTAATGTTACTAGGTTTTCCTTTTCAATTGGTTGATGATTAGGGTCAACAACAGTTTCATCAATCTTTTTATAAAGTGATAAGAAGGAATCTCGCACTTCTTCATCAAATCTAGAGATTGCGTATTGAATAGCTTTTTCTTTATCGTTCAATACGGAATAAATGTCCAAAATATGAAACAATCTCCGTGTTGTTACAAGTTCATCAATTGCACCATCTTTGTAAGATTTGCGAGTGACTTCTGCCCATTGCGCAAGTTTATTTGTATAATCCTTATCATCAATATTGATATTGTATACTTCAATGTACTTATCCAACATCTTGATTTCTTTAGCTTTTGGTGGATAGTCATGGTCAATACACATTACAAATCGCTCAAGAAATGCGGTGTTTTGAATGTTAGTTCCGATGTAACGTCCAGATTCAGAACCATTCCCCTTTGTATTGTCAGTTGCAATAATATTGAATCCTTCTGCCGGAATAACACGTTCACCAGTTTTCTTGATTAGAAATGGCTTGCCTTCTAGAATACCTTGCAATGCCAACATCCGTGCTGGATTGCCAGCAAAGATTTCATCTAGTAATACAATGCCACCAACTTTAGCGGCTTCCACTAGTGGGGAGTCCTCCCATACTGTTTCACCATTGATCAAATTATAGTGACCAAGAATATCCATCTCATCTGTTTCAACAGTAATATTCATACGATAGAAATTACGCTTGTTTTTGGCACAAGCTTGCTCTACCATTTTAGTCTTGCCATTACCAGAATCGCCAGTAATTACGACAGGCATGAAACGTTTGGATGCAATTACGGCATCTACTACGCTGAAGTCTCCAAAAGCAACAAAGCAAGGGTCTTTTTCAGGTATATAACCTTTACTCACCTCTTCTTGTTTAGGCCGAAAATTTACAACTTTTTCTTTAACAGGTGGGGTCTTTTTCAATACAGTCTCCAATTTATAAACACCATGAGAAATTTTCTCTGCTTTTCGCAACACAGGACCATGTTTGATTCCAAGTTCTTTAGCAGCAACAACAATCTCTTTGCGAGTAGCAACGTCATTATTCAGGTGTTCACGTACAAGTTCAATCTCACGGCTCATAATAATCTCCTTGATTATAGGGGAAATCCACAACACTGAAATAGTATATCAGTGTTGTGGAGAAATGTCAAGCAGAAATTTTCTGTTTATCGGAAATAATATCAACAATTCTGGAAGCAAGGAACTTCCGTTTTGCTTTTTGAGAAGAATTTTTCACAAGTGCATTCTTCAATTGTTTGGTAGTATATTTACCATCCTTAGTTTGAGTGATATCATCAAAATAATCACGTTCTTCATCTAGATTAGAAACATCGTAATAGTAATTACGATTGTATGATTCTTCACAGATTACATTTGTGTTCACTGCAAAGATTTTGTCATAGCCATTTTCAATTACTGCAAAACCATTCTTGCGATAATCAGCGGAGATTTTTTCAATTTTTTCAAAATCATCAGTGTTATACATTGACATGATGGTTTTTTTGAAAGAGTTGTTGTTATTAGGTAGCAACTCAATGCTAATAACATTCGCACCGGTTTCTTGTTTCAATACTTTAGCAAATGTACGTGTACGTTCTCTGCTCTTTGAATGGCCATATCCACCATCTTTCATTTCTGGCATTGTTAAATCATAGATCTTATCTGAATACAGTGAACGTAAGAAAATTGTGTTATCACCCCGTCTATTAGATGCTGTACCATTTCTTCCAAAAATTGTATGTAATTTATCAATTTCAATAGAGTCCTCAGTATAAGTTTCGGAATTTTTCTTCGGATGACAATTTTGTTTGTATGTCTTTGAATCGCTAACCTTTGCTGGGGATTGAATAAAATCACTATCACCATCTGTAATGGTAATGAAGTTCATGATATCCACATTCATACGTTGTTGTGTTTTGGGTAATACGTGGTTCATCAATACTAAACTATCGTTCAGTGGAGTAGAACCCAATTCAAACAAATCACTCAAAACAACAGATTGTTCTAATTGTCTTACTCTCCAATTTTGTTGAGGAAATGAATCTACTTTTTCATTACCATGTATGCGTAGATATTCATCACAAGAATTTTTCATTGATGTATATCTATGAACTGGTATCATGTTATTATTGATGAAGCAATATGCAAGATAATATAGATTTCGGAGTTGTTCTTCATAATTCTTTCTAGTAGAATCACACAACTCTATTAGTTTATAAGTATAACCGATTCTTAAATCATTTTCATCTGTTGCATGTACCACAATATCTTGTGGAGTATCATAGCTTTTTCCTGCTTCGGATGAAAATGCATATGCTACAAATGGAACATCAATCGCTTTACAGAAAGTAACTTTATTGATTAATTGTAAAATTGCATTGGTCATGATTGAACTCATGGAGCCAGACCAATCTAGAAGCAACACAAACCCATGATTTTTTTCATCTTTTATCACAGACTTGTTTAGGAACAAATCGGAATTATATTTGTAATGTGGTAATTTGTGCAAGTCAAGATTACCAGTTTTAGATTCTTGCGTTCTACGATAATCTTCTGCAGCTTTTTTGCGATAAAATTCTCTAACCATATGAGAGAGAATCTGTCGCATAGAATCTTTATGCTTTTTCATAAAGTTTTGAAAACTTTCTCTTTCTGTATCGGAAAGATATGAAAAATTTTCTGTTAATGTTTCAGTGACAACTCTATTTTTAACAATAAAATCATCACAATTGATTCTTCTTGGAATATTAAGATTTAGCGGATGTCGGTATGAGAAAGAATTGTATTGATTCTCTCTATCCTTCATGAAATTTTCTTGGTTCTTTTCCCAATTCTGATCTGTTTTCGCAGAATTATTCTCAGCAAAATCTAGTCTATCATCCTTTAGATTTTGATTGATAATATTTTCCGCATCTTCTTTTCTATTCTCTTCAATTGCGTTCATCAATTCTTCAAATGCTTCTTCACCAATAGATTCTTTAACTTTGTCTAAATCCATTTGAATTGGATTGCCATAAACATCATCATAATCACTATCACCAAATTGCAAATCATCCAAATTGAATTTGATGTTTTCCAACACTTCTTTAGAGTATTCTTTTTTAATCCACTCAAACAATTCTAGAGCATTTTGATACACTTCCTCAAAGGTCTTATTTTGTACGGCGCGGTCTACCCAATATTGCTCCTCTTCTGTGAATTCACATTCAAAGTAATAATCACCTTTAAAATGTAGATTCATTCTATCAATTAAACTAAGTTCTTCTGTACTGTCATGAAAACGAATGCCAAAAAAGTTCTTGTTCACAAGCTCAAAAAATCCACGAATAAATGTGGCTTTTGAACCGGGAAACTTTTCTTTCATCATATCTTCTATGCGTTTGTCTTCCAAAACATTTAGAATAGTTCTGAAAACTTGCTCATATTCTTTGGCTTTTTCATGAGTACCAAATTCAGGTGTGTGGAGAGCATGTGATGCTTCATGCAACATGAGGAGTTCACGGGAGGCAACAGGCAGTTCTAGAATCCAAGTTGGAAATGTCATTCTGCGATTCTTGACATCAAAATATGCTGTTGATGTTTTCTTGATTTCTACACCAATATTCTCAGCGGCAAACAATTTTGCCAAACTGTCACTGTATATTTCCATAGACATATAGTTCTCCAAGGTGGGTTTTCTGACTGATGGAAAGAGTATATCACAAGAGAATCAAAAAGTCAAGGACTTTTTTTATAAATTTTTATTTTTTTATTTTTACCAAAAAACAATTCATATAACATTGCACATGAAAGCGGAAAATCGGGAATAGGATATTTTGGTAATTTGTCTGCCATTTGCAATCTCTCAACTATCAGATATTGTTCATCAATTAATCTCATCTCTTCTTGCAAATGTTTGGGATACATCTTGTAGTGACCTGAATTTACATTGTGATGCATTCCATTTCCTTGAAATGAAATCATTTTTAAATTTTATTGGATTTTATTTTGTCAAATCTTTTGTTTCTTTTATTATATTTTGATACATCAAAATCTTGAAACATTTTTATATTAATGTTATTATTTTCTGCACAATAATCTTTTAATTCTTCTTCACTATCAAAACAAAAAATTTGGTTAGCTTTTCTTTTAAAAATCATAATTAATCACATTAAATATTTTTTAATTTCTTTATATACTTCATTATCCGAAACCATTCTACATTTATAGAATTTCTTTTTTGAAATAGGGTCTACAACTATTGTTCTTTTATCTACAACAAAATCTGGCATTACTTCTTTTTTAACACCTTTTTCTGAAGCACAAAAAGAAGACCATTGAGGAGTAGTTAATATTAAATCTGTTGTATTAATTTTCTGCATTATTTTTCTTTCAGTAGATATGTTTCTATTATATCTATTTTATAATTTTTAGGAAATTTATCTTCTACATAAACATAATAAATTTTTCTTATAATTTCACACAACTCATAAGCAAGTTCATCTCTTGTTATTTTATGTCTAAATTTTGCACCTAAATTTTCATACCAACCGAACTTAACACAGAAATTTTCATAATCTTCATTAAATTGTTTAAGTATTTCAGAACATTTATTTTCAAGCATTTTCATTATATTGTTTCTTATGTTATTAGAAGCATCTACAATATCTTTTCTTATAGGTCCGACAAACTCTTGTTTTTTATATTTTTTAAAAAAATCATTCATTATACTATCAGCACTAATAATTAGTTGTCTAGTTACATTTCTTTCCAAGTTTAATGTATTTTGTTCCTCGACTGAAAGTTTTCTTAATTCTTCAAGAGTATAACTCATTTATTATTCCTCATCAGTCATATGTTCTAAGTTTAAAATATCGTCTTCTGTCAAATTATCGTAATCTAATTTATTCAAATTCATTTTTTTATTTTTAGAACTTTTTACAGGATTTTTAAACTTCTCATGTTTCATTTCGGAAACAAATTTTTTATAAGATTTCTTAGCTTCCTGTTTTTTACGATATGCTTTATCACGCATTTTCTATGTTCTCCAATCTTAGTGAAAAAATACGGCAGTTATAAAAACTGCCGTTGACAAATCTTATTTATAGTGATATCGTATCATTTGGACCATATACTCCATTTAGGTCTAATGTATCTAATGCTCTATTTTCACTATCTACAAATCCTGTTAGACCTGTAATTGCAGTTGGTGTTTGTACTCCAATTGGTCCAACAGTAGCTTCTACTATCAACATAGCAGGTGCTGGAAATGTAAGTGTTAATGTAGCTGGTACTTCATCTAACAAAGGTAATTGAAATAATAATCTACCTGTTGTAGCTCCAGCTGCAAGCTCATAAACAATACTACTTCCCCCGGGTGAAAAATTAGGCATTGGATTACCATCTGTAGTTGTGGCTGCACCTGAAGCCAGTGCTAACACAAATTGAACATTATTGGCTTTATCATTTTTAAATTGTTCTTCTAAACCAATAACTACATTAAATCCTCTTCTATTTCTTCTGACCAATGTAGCTGATAATGTTTTAATTGTTCCGACATCAGCTACTAAATTACCAGCACTATCAAAATCTATCATGTTTGATAATCCTGGAATAGTTTCTATTAATTCTGGTGCTGCGGCTGGATTTCCATTTTTCATGTACCAACCACCAGGACCTGCAAATGTTTTTGCTTTTTCTTGTGCGGTCATCCACTTTGGTTTTTCTGCTACTTTAGCTAAAAATGCTGCTGAATTTGGCATTTAAATATCCTTTTTAAGATTGTTTATACTTCTTCATTTTTTTATACAATTTTTTTCTTGTCATTTTAAGA